CCCATGCTAACCACATCAAACGCCCACAGCCATCACCTAAAGCCTTTTTACTATTTTGTCTATGACGTTCAAAAGCTGCCATACGAGCAATAGTTTCACGACTTAAAGGGCGACCATTAGCGAGGTCATTGGCTCTACGTTTTCCGACAGGCGTACCACAAGAACCCCAGCCATTTTTTTCAGCATACCTTAGGGCAGCTTTAGCGTTTTCTTTAGCTTGTTTAGGGTAGTCAGTATATGTTTCTAAGTATATCATAATATAAAAATAAAGCCCAGCTTTTACACTAGGCTTTAATTATAATTATGTACCTGAAACTATAGTAATACCTAAGTCAGTAGCCATGTCAGCTTCATCTGAACTGTCAATAAAGTTACAAGGTAGCTTCTCTTGAGAAGTCATTGTTACAGTATAACCAGAGAGGTCACCCATAGCTGTCCCTGTCGAGATAGCTGTAGTTGTTACCTCAGCACCGTTATCTTTCCCCATAAGGAAGAAATTCCCATTGTAGTCCTCAATGATAGCGAATGGTCTAGCCCATGCTAACAACTTCATTTCTTTGTGGGTTGCTGTATCTTGTTTCTTCAACACCATTGTAAGCGTTGATTCTACAAAAGTAGTCCCATTTTCTCTAGAACTTGTAATAGTCTGCTCAAGGTTATTACCCCCTTTTAATTCGTACTTGTAGGCGTTAGCTGTTGTTACTCCGTCAGCTTTACTCATACCAGTTACAGCGTCAGTAGCAGCTACAGTCCAACTCCCTACATCTTTAAAGTCAATAAAGTACACATGCTTGATTCCCCCAACCGAGTTCTTACAAGGTTCTAAACGACCGATAGTTAAATCACAACTCATCTTTCTTTGTTTTAAAATATTAAAAAAAAAGGTAGGTATTTACCTACCCTTTTAAAATCTAGTTAATTAATCTTACGCTCTGTACCAAACAATATCAGAACCGATACCATGTTGAACAGCTGCTGTGAATCTCATAATTACACGAACATTTCTAGAACCATCTAGGTCAGCCATGTCAATAACCTTGACTTCTGTATGGTCTGACATCAAGCCAGTTCCAAAGAATAAGTTTGACTTTTGTGCTGCTACAGCTTTATTAGCCCCTAAACCTTGTGCAACTACTACAGGTATTCCATCAAAAGATAAAGCACCATTTGTGAACCAAGTTGTACCTTGATTATTAACACCGTTAGCACCTAAGCCACTAGCACCAAAACCACCTAAAGAACGAATATATGCTCTAGCGAATGATGGGCTTACATAAATAAATAAGTCCTCTTTACCATAGACAGCTGATGGGATAGCGTCAACTATTTTACCCATTTCTGTTATTACGTTCCCTGAATTGATTGTTGTCCCTGTTACGTCAACAACAGTAGCGTCAGCATCTAATAAATCAGAGAAACCAGCGAACTCACCGTTAGTAGCGTTAGCCCCTTCCCATATATTAGATTCAATTTTGTTAGCAACTTTTGCAGCTGTCTGAGCCAATACAAACTGTTCGAAGTTTGGCGCTAAGTTGTCAAAAGCTGAATACCCCATTTGTTCAGCTTCCCAAGAAGCGTGGAGGTCTTTTTTACATAATTCTACATTCACTTGGAATTCCTCTGGTTGAATAACTCTCTCTGTTAGAGTAAGTGTTCCAGCCCCTGAGAAGCTACAAGTTGAATCTTTTACGATATCATCGTAAGCGCCTACTTGTAATACTGATTTGTATTTTACGTTAGGCATAATTGTTATTAGACCTTTGTCTAATGTCGAAGCACTTAAGAGGGCAGCAGCTATATACTTACCACTAAATTCCCCAGCATAAGAGCTAGTACTTGCATCTGGATTTGGCATTTTGTTTTATTTTAAAATTAATATTATATGTTACATATTTTTTCCATAACTCTATCTAAAGTAGATTGATGTCTGTTCTGCGCATATTTAACACCAGCCACCTTTGTTTTATTTTCAGGGTTGTGTGTTATTGGTTTCGCAGCAGCTATATCTTCTGTTGTCAATTCTACTTTTTCTTCTTTTTCTTCTTTTTCTTCGTTTTGTACATCAGTTGATAGTGTTAGGTTGTTTTTGAATTCAGCAAGTTTAATGTCTATTAGGCTACCTATTTTCTCCATATCTTCGCTAGAGAAATAAGATTCTTTTGATATTGCTTCAATAACCTTTTTAGGTGTTGCTACTGTTTCAGTAGGTTTGTTAGAAGCTGCAATTTCTTCCTCTACTACTGGCTCAGCTTCTTGTGCTGGTGCTTCCTCTTTAACTTCTTCCTCTTTTTCCATTACAGAATCAATAATACCTTCCTCTTTTACAGTTAATAACCTACCATCTTCTAGGTTATACTCACCAACTGGAAGCGCTATTCTTTGTTCATCTTCTGTTACTATTGTTACTGCATTACCTGTTTCAAAGGCATCAGCTTCTAAGACAGTTACACCGTCATCTAATTTCATTGTAGCTAACTTAACCTCAACTTCCATTCCTAAAGCTGATTTAATTGCATTCAATGTATCACTTGCTTTACTCATTTTATTACATTTAAAAGATTTATATATATTACTGTTTTATTTTTAGTTTGTTGTATTTTTAATTATGCTTTTAATCTTTTGCACCATAACTTCATCATCAGTAAGTTGTTTACTTGCTTCTAGTTCTTCAAAGCCTTGAAACATACCCTCGATTGAAAAGCCTTTATAGTTACCTTTTTTAACCTGTTCCCATTCCTCGTCATTATAAATTTTCATCATAATAACCCAACTACCTACAGGGGCATTTAATTTGTATATGTTAGACTTGTCATTTTTTTCATTTTCTACAATCCAACTTTCGATAACTGTTGCGCCTTTAACTGGCTTTTCATGTTCGCTTGTTACGTTATTAGCGTTAAGGTTCTTCATATACAACTCTTGAGCCTTAGATATTGTTTCTTTACTAAAGTAAATATTAAACTCTTTGTCGCCCATCTTACGGTATATCCTTTTCTCAGGCACTAATGCAACACCAACAACGACCTTTCTATCTTCATCAGCAACTTTTAGTTCTATTTCTTGTTGGCTTAACGCTACAAAGTTTTCTTCGATAGCTGGGTTTTCTACTAAACTTACAGCGAAAACGCCATCTTCTTTTTCGTTCCTTATAAATAATTCTATTTCTTGCATAACTAAATAACTATAATTTTTATTAAATGTTTTGTTTTATAAACTTGCACTTTCAATTTTATCTCTTTCTAAACTTTGTGCTGTTGTAACATCTCCTGCAACTACAAATGCTTGAACAGGCTGTTGCTGTTGTTCTCCTAATGTTTGTGCTAATTGATTTTCTGAACTTGCTCCAATTACATTAAATGTTGGGACTGATGCTTGACCACCCCCCCCTGTGTCAGGTGTCGATGCAGTTTGTGATTGATATTTTGTAGCTTTAATTTTTGCTATATTCGCAGCAACAGTAAGGGCAGTCACAGCTGCCATGATAGGCGCTAGCACAGGTCCAACAACAGGTATTCCTATATTAGAATTATAAGCCCCCATAACTGACTGAATACCTGTTACGATTGCAGACGCAAGTTGAAGTTTCTTATCTCTTTCAAACGCTTTTTTTCTTATACGTTCTTTCTTTTCTTCGTCATCACCTGCCCTTGCTAACTCAGCCTCTGTCAATGCTGCGCTTAACCCTGACAATGCCGATAAAGCGTTACCTACCCCACCGAGTGCTGCTTCTCTGTCAGCTTGCTTTTTATCTTCTTTCTCTTTGTTGTTTGCTATTTCTTGTTCATTGTACTTTTGATTTATTGCTTCAATGTCAGCACCTAATTGTTCTGTGAGTTGTTTCTCTAGTTCAGCATTACCCTCAGCAATAGCAAACTTTGCATCATAGCTTTCAATTAAAAGTTGCAATTCTTTTTCTTGATTGTCTTTTATTAGCTCAACTTCTAGTTGGTGTTGTGCATCAATTTTATCAATTCTTTTTTGATTTTCAGCTTGTTCTTTTTCATCTTTTATTGCATCATATTTAGCATTAATCTCAAGCTCTTGTTGCCCTAGTTCCTCAAGTGCTAACTTTTCAAGTTCTTTTATTTCAGATGCCTCTAGCTTTTTATTGTTTTTTATATCTTCAATCTTTCGCCTGTTTGCAATTCTTATATTTTCTAGCTCTGTTTCTCTATTTTCTTCTTTTAGGTTTTGCTCAGCATCTTCAATAGCTCTTGCAGCTGCTAGTCTATCAGCCTCAGCTTGTAGTTTTTTAGCTTGATAGGCTTTCCATTTTGCAAGTCTTTCAGCTTGACCATCTTGTGTTACTTGTGTTAAATCTTGTTGATGGTCTATTTCTTGACTTTTTAACTTTTTTAGTTTTTCTTTATTTATTCTTAATGCATTGAAAGCCTTGTTAGCTTCTACCATAGCAGCAGCAGCTTCTTCAGAAAACATATTTTCTTTAAACAATTTTTGTTTATGGTCAAAGGCTTTTTGCTCAATTACTGTTTGCTTTGCTACAGCCTTTTCTGTTTCTTTTATTTGGTCTTGTGTATTTTTTAAATTGTCTTTTGCCTTTTGTTCTTCTGCGTCTGTAATTTCTTTAATAGAAGCACCCTCTAGTTTTAATTGTCTAATTCGTTGGTCGTGAGCAGTTTGTTGTTCATTTCTTAATTTTTCTAATTTTGATATTGCCCTATCTAATTCTCTATTTACTTCTTCTTGTGCTTTTGCTAATTCATGTGTTGTTGCTGCTGCCTTTTCAGCAGCATCATCAGTACCAACAAACCAATTATATAAATCAATTATAGGTTGAGCTAACAACATAACACCAGCTATTAAAGCACCAATACCTGCTACAATCAATCCTATTGGATTCATAGTCATAACAACATTTAAAATCCTTTGTACAACAGTTGATGCCATGATTGCAGCTTTTAAACCACTAAATGCTTTAATGCCCTCACGAACAGAATTAATACCCTGTGTAATCGCCATAGCTGATTGCACTCTCAACAGCATTTCTTCAACAGCTTCTGATTCAACACCAAAAGTACCCATAACACCAGTACCTATAGCAAATGCACCAGACACACCCTCAATTGCACCACCTAAGTTTTGTGCTGTTGTTCCAGCCATTGCATCAATTGCTAAGTCTGTGTCAATGATTACTTTTTTGTAATTACCTACTTTAGTTTGTAAATCTTTAAACTCTTGACTGTTAGATTGACCAGCTGCTGCTAGAGCATACATTGCATCCTCAAGCTCACCTATCTGTGTTGTTAATGGTTTAATACCTTTATTTGCACCCTCAAAAACCTCCTCAAAAGTTTTACCGAGTTTATCCATGTTCTTGATAGCCTGTTTAGTCTGCGCATCAATTACAATCTCTCTTACTATTTTCTTTGCCATGCTTTCCCCCTTTTAAGCTGTTCTTTTTTTTCTTTTATTTTTGTAGTTAGTTTATACTTCCCTTTGGCTATTTCAATATTTTCTGTTCTACCGAAATAATCATCTTTACTTAATAATTCTAAAATTGTATCTAACATTTTAACCGTTTTGTATTATCACTAAATCTGTTTCTGCAAAGACAGTACCTGTTGCGTCTTTATAAGAAACAGGAATCGTTTGACTTCTTTGTGAGCCTGTAGTGTTTCTTGGTACTGTAATAGTTATCGTTCCTTCACTTGTATATGTTACAGGTAAACTTAATGTAACGAACTGTGTTTCTCTTGTTGCTCCAAAAGTAACAGAGCCACCACCACCATCAAACATTTTTATCGGATTAGGTGACTTTAATATTTTTACAGGTAGAGTAATAGTACCACTATTAGAAGATAAACCACCACCAGTTAGACCTTGAACAATAGGCGCTTCTATTTTTCCAACTTGTGTTACGAAATCACTTATTAAAACAAACTCAACATCACCTGTTGTCAACTCTGTTTTCATTGTTTCAATTCTGTATTTTTTATCTCTTACTATAATTGCATCATCTAGTGTTAATGTTGTTAAAATTTGTAAAGGTAAATGACACTTCAAAGATACTTTTCTTGTTTTATCATTAAACAAATTAACTAGGTATGATTGATAAAATGTTGTATATAAACTGTTAGAAATTTCCACACCTTTTAAAGTTGATTGTTGTAAACCAAAATTTTGTGAATAGTCGACCATATTGTCAGTTAAATCTTGACCAAATGGGTGATATGAAGTTACTTCATGTATATCAGTACCGTTATAAAATTTAAAAGAAACTGTTTCTGCATCTTCCATGAATAATTTTACAGGCTTTGGTACATAACTTTGACCGTCAATAGCATTGTCTAAAGCATAACTGACCTGTAAATTAGTGCTTTCAAATTTATTGAATTGCATATTTTCAAAAGGTACTTTCACTTTAAATGCTTTTCCGTCGTAAGGAAAGTCTGCAGACAAATCACCATAACCAACTCTGTTTGTACTTAAAAAGTTTTCATTTAAAAATGCTTTAGACTTTTCATATTCAAAAGATATTTTTTTGTATAATTTAATTCTATCAACTTTTATACTTGCTGTGTCTGTATATTGTGTTATATCTACTTCACCACCAAAATTATACCATTGTTCTAAAGGTTCGACTTTATAATTGTATTCATCTTGTAAAGGGTATATAGTTAAATTAAACATTTTTAATATGCCAGAAAACCAATCAGCTACCAACATATCAGGCGCAATAGCTTGTAGGTCGATATTCGTTGTTATTGCTGTAGAATTGAATGCTGCTGTATGCTGGAATACTGTTGTCCAGCTAGATGGCGTTGTACCTACCCAAGGAGTATAATACAAAAAATAATGCCTTATTTCACCTGTGACTGTTGTTGTAAAGCCTCCAGCTACTCTGACAAAAAAAGTATATTCATCATCTAAAAAATTAACATTGTCGTTAAAATTATATGGTAAATAATGCGTACCACTTCCTGTTGCTGAACCTGTAACTGTCTGATTAAAAATACCATTTACATAAACGTCAACGTAATATTGTAAAGCTGGTGACGTTGCAATATCAAATTCAATATAGTGACCTATATATAAAGCATTTGCAGGTACTCCTGGTTGAAATTCATAATTTAAAATATTATTGACTAAAGTTGTACCAGGATTGTTGAATGTTAATTGTACAGCTTCTGTAAATATGTTAGGGGTTTTTGAGTTTTTCCATAAAGTAAAGGATTGCTTGAAATAATTACTATCAAAGAAAGTGCTGTTAAAGTCAACATTAAATTCGTTTTCTATTGCGTCTATTATTGTTTTATCTTTTAATGCAGGAAACAACTCTGTAAAAGCTATTCTACCAGCATCTATTGAAATGTCGCTTGATGTACCGTCACCATATTGCCATACTCTGTCAGAACTAATCAAAGGCCACCTTAAAGGTAAGTCAGAAGTATTACTAAAACTATCATTTATTACTAACCCTGAATAGGCTTGTGTTACATTATAATCTAAGTCGCCTAGTTTTTTTACGCCAAACAAGTCTTTAAGAGTAACAACTTCTCCGTAAAATGTAATTTTATATGATTCTGGGTTATTGTTTTTTATTTCAGAACCTTCAAGCTGAACTTTACCCCTCCTGAATAGCGTGTAATTTATTTCGATTCTTGCGACTGCCCTTTCTTTAGCAATAAAACCATTGTCAAAATCATTATTATAAAACCACTTAAATATAGTATTATTATTATCAGAAGCAGGTAAAGTGAATGTTTGACTAAAGTCTGTATAGGTTTTAGATATATCTTTAGTGTTTTGAATACTTGAGGTAATCTGTATTTTCTCATCATCATATAAATCTACCCTTTGATTATTTATGTATAATTGGACTTCTCTCATTATTGTATATTATTAATAGTAGGGTGTGCGTAATCAAATTTCATTGTATAGTTTATAAGTTTGTCGTTTATATGCTTTTGTAAATCAACGCTTTTACTGTTTGGTACAACTGGTCTGCCGTCTAGTCTTATTGTTTCGCTTAGTAATATTTGTTGTATAACATCTGAGTAACCTTCACGAACAAACCCTGTATTTACAGTTATTGTTTCTTGACCATTGACATTAAAGTTTTGTGTTATGTTTTTAGATGTGTTATAATTAACACTTGCAGGCATTAAATTGAATTTACTGCTATCAGTTACAATATTAGACTTTGAAACTTTAAAGAAAATTATTGTTTGCCAAACCCCATACTTGTTAACAAAATCACAAACAACAGGGGTATATTTAGGTTCGCATACTTCTGTGAATGTAAATGTTTTATATAGTGATGAATCTTTAAATATTTTTAATGTTGAGCCACCATTGTTTTTATGTGTTGGTGTAATGTAGGGAATATATGCGTTATCTTGTGTGTTTAAGTTTATATCAACATCTGCAGTACTACCATCTAAACAAACGTATTTAGCGTCCCAATCCTCTGCTGGAGAAGCATCACTATCAATAGAATAAAATAATGCTCCGTTATTTTGATTTTTAAGTAAATAGTATTCGCCTTCATCTAGCATTATATTAGCATCTAAAACAGGGTTCATTCCGTCTTGAAAATATCCGTAACCTTTATAACCTATTAAATATTGTATTGGAACAGACGCAGCAGGATTTGTTACAACTACTTTACAATAAACATAATTGCTTGCTGTTGTTACTGTTAATCCTGTGACAGGTGTTAAAGATGTATGGCTAATATAAGACTTTAAATAAGGTGATATATCAAAATTAACTGTTAATAAGTTTGCGCTAGGAATATTTTTAGACAAGCTAAATGTTGCAGACGCAGGCTCACTTCCACCTGATTGATGTATGTATAACTCTACTTTTATTAATTGCCCTGCTGACGCTCCTGTTGTTGAAACTATATATGGGCTTCTTACATTTATTTTTGTATATACGTTTGACATTGTTTTTAATTTATTTTAGTGTCTGTTCCTTGTGTTACTTGTTCTAAGAATTCGTCAACATCTAAGCCGAACTTTTTTATAATATCATCAGGCAGCCTTGTAAACGCTTGTTCAAAAGGTTTTGTAAAAAACAAAGTAGGCTTTAACCCTTTGTTATATATGCTTCTAGCTATTAGGTAGCCCATTGACTTATGGGACATAAATCTACCTGTAGTTTTGTCCTTCCATTGTATGCCTTTCTTTTTAGCCCAACCAGCCATCAACCCTGACATACCCCCTTTAGCCTTACCTATTAAACTACTGTTAGTCCCAAACTTAAAAGGCGACTGGTTTTGCCTATTACCTTTACTACTACTTTTAGCACCCCTAACACCCTCATCAACAAAAGCACCATAGTCAGCCATAAAAAATGACATACTAAAAGAGTTCTTCATAACCTTTAAGCCAAAGCCTATAGAATTATAAAGGTTGCCTGTAGCGTTACCTTTAGTTTTAGTTAATTTGGTTTTAGATTGTTTTACAATATACTTACCAAACTTTGACAATTCCCTTTCTACTTCCTCAGCGTTAAACATAATTTTAATTATTGACCAGCGAACTTGTGGTATGGTTTGCTAGGTGTTACTATGTTATCAAATTGTATTTCTTTAGAACTCATTACATCAACAAAATAACCATCTTCATAAGTTGGTTCTGTTAATACCCTATCTTGTTCATCATAAGTCCCCTCAGTTAGTTGTATTTTACCTATAAATACAACAGCTTGAGTATCATCAGAATAATCTAATTTTGAGTTTATAAATACACCCTTATTCATCAAACCTAATACAGCCTGTTGGTAACTTTCATATTTCAACTTATATACTATCATACTGTTCTTGTTACTTTTTTAACCCTACCTGTTGACATTGTATATGAACTAGGGTTGGTTATTACGTTTGTACTATCATCTTCAAATGTTTCTGTTATTGTTGAATTACCAGTTAAACCTGTAACCGATAATACATCAGCGTTCCTTGTAGCTTGTGAAGCGCCTGTTACTATATATGAACTAGGCGTACTAGCTTCTTCTAATTGAATACCCCATATAAAAACATCATTAGCGTCATCACCATTTGCTGCCCTATTTATTACTCTAACATTTGTAGAGGTTTCTCCCCCTGTATTTACAACATTATACCTAACCCAATCAGCTGTCAATGTAACTGAATTGTCGCCACTACCAGCCTCTATTGTTACCTTTTCACCAGCTGTCCCTTTCATAAATATAGAAAGAACATGGGTGTTTGACGTTGTTACTGTGCTATTCCTAAACACCCTAGCATTAGCAACACCCCCTAAAGCTAACTTTTCAGCTGTTGTTGTTCCGTCAGGTGCTGTCGTTGCATTAGCTGTAACAGTTGAAGTATTTTTTTTCCAATATGCATTGTCGAATTCTTGTGAGTATAGTAGTAGGTTTGTTGACTGTGCTTCTACTAAAACTGATGGACAAGTAACACCTTCATAATCTAACCTAGGTACATTTGCAGCAACTGATTCTAAAAGGTTGCTACTGTTTGTCCTGTATGCTGTTGTACTTCTTACAACATCTAAATCAAAACCACCAGCTAAAGGCTTCATAGCTATCAACTTACCAACACCATAAGCTGATGGCTGTATCTTAGCTAAGGGTGCTGCTGTAAATATATCGCTTGTATCTATACAAGAAATTGATTCAACTGCGCCCCCATGCGACACAGCTTTGCCTGTGTACATATTTGTAAATACTGTTAAAGGGTTTTGTACTACTAAAGCTAACGTATTACTCGCTAGGCTTTTTGATGTTGGTGTAAGGTTTGAACCTGTTTCATCTTTTAAGGTTACAGCTGTAGTCTTTGCACTTATAAAAGTACCCTCAGAAGCACCATTGAAATTCATTGTACTATCAGGTATAACACCATCTGTAGTCCCTGAAACTACAGCAAGTGAGTAACTAGCGTCAGAGTTTTTAACTGTTGCATCAGGTGCTGTTGCCGTACCGTTAACAGCTGCTGGAAGTTGGTTTGTACCTACTACAGCACCAGCGCTATTTCTAACTGATATTTCTACGTCTGAAAGTTCTAGCGCACCCTGTGCTAATACAGCCCCTGTAAAACTATCATCTGAATTGCTTACAGTACCGTTAGTTATTGCTTGTGTTAATGAACCACCTGACACTATAGTACCGTTATATAAAGTTGTACCAGCTGAATCTGTTATTGTATAGGTAGCATCTTCACAAGCTGATGGCGCTACAGTACCACAAATAGTCATATCGTTTGGAACTTCTACGTCAAAGGTAGCAGCCCAGCCAGCATAAAAGTTCTCAAACCTTTCTGTAAAAGATTCTAGACTTGGCTGTGAACCATCAGCAAGGGCAAAATTATCGTTCCTTAAATCACCTCTACGCATCAATTCAAGTAACCTAGTAGCGACAGCATACTGTGTATTTAATACATCCTGTTCGTTGTCGTTCCCTTTAAATTCATCAGTTACTGGTTCTTTAGATTTGTCAACTATATCCATACAAAATACAGTAACATTTATTACATTCGTTTGGTCAGTTACTGTTACGCTGTTAACTTGTATATGCGCGTAAGGCATGATTGTCTGTTTAGACAAGTCTATTTCCCATATAGAACCCTCCGTCACAGAATTACATTGGGGGTCTTCTAGTAATTGTGTTTTTATTGTATCTAGTAAATTGTAATATGTTATCATTTCTTATAACTCTTTTTTATTAATTCTGCTTCTACTTCGTTTTTCTCTTTTTCAAAACTTAAATATGTTAAACTTATATGTATATTTAACTTACTGATTTCGTCAAATCTTCTAACATCGCCTTGAGCGAGGGTGTAGAAATTTTGGTAAAACCCCCATTTTTTGCCAAAGCTGGAAACCTTTCCGAAATTATCTGTATCGCCTCCTGTCGAATAGAGTGTTGGATAGCGTCCTTTAAGTCGTTGGCTAAATTCAAAAAAAAAACTAAACTTCCTAAGGCAATCCCTAAAGGCATGTACTGCATCAAGTCGCTGAATTCTTTTGTCCCTTTATATTCGCATATTTCGTATTTATCTTTTACTTTTTTTGTAATTGGTCTAAATAAAACAGCCATAGCTTTGTGCATTTCTTCAGGCTTACCAAGATATGCTGTTAAATCTGCATATTCCCCTGTACTTATTTCTTCAAGGTTAGGGATAAAACCGAACTCTTGGTTTTTTATTTTGAACCTATGTTTGAACTCTACTTCGCTATTTATTAAATTATGTAAATGCTCAGCTATAAATTTAACGTCTTTACGCTTTAAATAAGTAACCCTTTCAAAGGGTATATTACAAAGCACCTCAACAGTTCTTTGGTATAGAAACTCGCCATCAATATTTTCAGTTACCCTTAAATACCTTTGGTATTGACCAAGTGATATTTCATTCAAATTGTCAGGGTATGTTATTTCTACTTTCATATCTATTTAATTAACTATTTTTTACTTGTTTTGTATCACACAGGCTACGAAATAAAATACTTACCTTTATTAGGGTTTGATAGTTGGTAAAAAACAACGTAGCGCAAAGCGTCAATTAAATGGTTATAATCATCACAAGGTTTGTTCCCTTTGTCTAACCATCTATAATTGTTTAGTTCTTTTATTAAGTTTTGTGAATTACGTTCTACAATAATGTCATAATCCTGTATAATTTTAATACCTGTTAAAATGCTATCCTTACCCTTTTTAGTTGCTACTAGGTTACAGCCCTTGCTTTTTATTTCTTGTATTAATCTTGGCTCAGCTGAATCGCCTACAATTAACTTTTCACCAGCGTGCCTAATGTTAATATTTGCTATTTCAGATGTCGTTAATTTAGTTTTGTATAGTAGTTCTTTAGCATATATTAACTTCTTTTTTTTGTCAATAGCGACTTCTATTAAAGTTGTAGGGTCATTTGAGAAGCCATAATCCTGACCGTATATTGTAGCCATGTCATCAGGGTTAAATTCACCAGTACGCCAATTTTCAAATACAGAACCCTGTAAGCTACCTACCAAACCAAGACCGTAAACCTTATACCAATTTGACCAGTATTTACTTCTCTTTGCTTTTTCTTTTGCTTTTAATATAAAGTCTATAGCTGACTGTGGGCAGGCTTCATTGTCTTTATAGGTAAGTATTAAGAAGTCAACGTCTTTGTCTTGTTGTATTTGGTCATGAAACCAAAACTCGCTAGTTGGATTCCAGTCTAAAAATATATCATCTTTTGTTCTAGCTGCCAGTTCGGTGTAAGCGTGTAGGCTCATATTATTACATTCGTTCATATAGAGTATATCACGTCTAGCACCCCTTAACTTAGCGTCATCATCAGCACTAAAGAACTCAATATAAGAACCGTTATGGAATGTATATTTTTTATCAGTAGCGTTCCAATGGTTACTATAAAAGTTACGCTTAGCAAACATCATTTTTTTGAAGTCTTTTAAAGCACCCCTTTTAAGGTGTGGTACTGATTCAGCTACTACGCTTATTTCAATCATAGGTGTACTTAAAGCCTTGTTGATTAAAATAGGTAAGATACCGTAAGTTTTACCAGCTGACGTTCCCCCCTGTATAGCCTTTATTCTTTTTTGTAAGGCATTTATTTTATCTATTGCTGTAGTTTGTACAAACATATTAGAACATAAAATCCTCTTTGTTAAAATTTATGTCTTTGGTTTCAGTAGGTTTGCCGTCAATTTGTTCCATTATCATTTGTATTGCCCTAAGGCTGTCAGTTCCTTTTTTGCTCATAGCCCAACTTTGTAGCTTCATAGCTATTTGCATTTGAGTAGGCACTTTCATAACCACAGAACCATCATCATTAATAGAAACCACTTGGCTAGGTGGTATAGTTATATTCCCATCACTAGACAATAAGTCTTTAACTTGTGTTCTTATAGACACAGGTCGCCCCCCTTTTGTTGGGTTGTTGTTTGGGAATTGTGTTGCCTTACCGACTAAGGGGTTTATATCTTTACCGAATTTAGCCATATTTATCCTTTTAAGCCGTTTTCACGCCGTTTGTTTTTATTTTGAACACTATGCACCTTTTTAAAATTATATCGCTTTAAACGTAAGAAAAGCTATTCTTTAATATTTTTGTTTGTATCTCTTGGGTCTTTTTTATTTGCCCTGTTAACAGCCCTTTCCCTTTTTTTAATATTTAACCTAGTTACTTCTTCTTTATATGGGTAACAATGGGATAACTGCGCAAGGGTATAATAGACTATTGAAGCCCTGTAAAAATCTTTCTTAAATGGTTTTATAGGCATCACACCATGTATTTCCTTCTGACCACTAAAAATACATAAAGCGCCATCACTTTGTTTCAATGCTATTCTATAATCAGGTAAAACAAGTTCACCACCAGTACAATATTCTTTTAGTATTAAGACATTTGAATAACTGTCTTTTATATTACCTGTGTCTTTATGGTATTTTATAGCGTGGTTTACGTTTATATTTGCTGTAGTGTATGGGGTATCAATTAACCTGTAATCATCATTAACTGTTTCCCTAGCCATTTTTAAATCATAAGCATACAACTCAGGTAGGTGTTTTTTATATATATCACAAAGCGTCTTTTGAAATGTAAATAGTTTATTAGTGTTTGTTTTTTCTTCATTTGTTTTATTACTGAACCTACAAAAGTCATTCCTTAGGGCTACTCTAGGCAACGCACCAAAGACACTTGACTTGGTTGGTAAGGTGTTAGCCCTATAGGTTTCTACATATTTGGTTTCTTTTACAGCTTCCCTAACATAAGTTAACAAGTGTTTGTCTATATTTATGTATATACCTATACACTTACCACCTAAATAAAAGGCTGTATCTTCATCTATTACAGTATCAAAGTGTTCAGCTTTTGGTGTTGTTTTTAACAGGCTGCTACAGTCTTTATATTTTGTTAGGTTATATTTCTTCATTTTCTAATATCTTATAAATAAGGGTTCTATAATCCTCACAATCATACTTTTTTAATAGCTGTTCTAACCTATTAACTACATCTTCGAATTCTTCTGTTTCAAAAGGTATAGTAATATTCTTTATTTTAGCATCCATGAACCTACCTAACTTTTCATCTAAGCTATTAATACTATAATCTGTTTCGTTAGATACGCTTTCACTAGGCGACCATATACCTAAGCCCCATTCTTCTAGTTCATTATTTTCAAACTCACTACCCAGCAACTCAAAGTCAAAGTCAATATTAGTCTTTGCAGATTGATTATCTGCTAAAGCGAACTCCCTACCCTGTGGCGTACTTAAATCTATGTCATTACGCTTTACAGCTATTAGGGTTTTACCATCTGTTTCAACTATCTTTACATCCTCTAAGCCTAGTTCACCAAAATTTTCAGTCGTTTTATTACCAGCTATTATACGGTTATTCTTATCAATTAAAATAGACCTACCAGCGCCAAACTTTGAAAGGCTTTGTTCCATCAGTTTTTTACCATACTGTGTCCCCTTGTTAAAGTTTTTGTCATCAAACTTTAGGTCTGTTATTTTATTACCCATTGGCTTCTGTTTCTTCATAAGTTTCCCAAACCTTTTCTAACTTGTTTATAATATCTTTTACACAGCTATCACAGCCCCTTAAATCACTATCAACCCTCCTTTTAAATATCCTCCTAGCAACAGCTGATAACTTAACCCATTCACTAGGCTTAACTTTTGTAGGGTTTTTACTAAAAAAGTCATCTAAAATTTCGTATTCATACTTATCAATACATTCTACTTTCCATTTAAAAAGATTGTTTAACTTTTCTTTCCTTTCTTCACACCCACAGTCATCACCAAAAACAGCCTTAACAGCTTTCTTTATACCTGTTTTTTCTGTTATTACTTCTACTACATCACCCAACCCCTCAACTTTTGGTTTATTTTTAACCACTTTTGGTTGTTTTTTAACCACTTTTTTTGTCTTTTTTTTCTTTTCCATAATTATTATTATTTGCCTTGACCCCTGTAACGCTTTTTATAAACCTTAGAAGCCTTTAATTTACTTGTTTTACTTTTACTATGTACACCCTTTCTCTTTTTTTTAGGTGTAAACAGCTTTGATATTGTTACTTTTTTAGCCATTTATAAAATATTATAATAAGTAAGGCTATTAACCAAGAAGCTATGACTATATCAGGTATCATATTAGTTCAAAATCTTTGTTTAAATAATCAATATAATCTTCCCCTATGGTTTCTCTTAACCTTTTTTTACAGTTCTTTATGGTATTAAATACAGAAGTCAAGCTGATTTTAGTTTCTTGGCTTAACTTGCGCATACTTTTTTCATTTGTTATATAGGTATCAAATAGCATCCTGTCGTACCAATGCCATTTCTTAACCTCATTTTCAACCTTATTAAACAAAACAGTAAAAGCCCTTTCGTTTTCGCTGCCATCTAGTGCTGCCATATCAAAACCCTCACCCAGTTTTATTATATACGATTGTCTTTTACGTTGTTTTAGGTGGTTCATTGACACTCTTTTTAGTGTTATCCATATAAAAGCCATATTAACCTCACCATTTTCAGTCAACACCCTTTGGCATAAAGGTAAGTCTTTGTATTTACAGTTAACCCTTTTGTCATTTTCTTTGTGTTTTTTAGTACCTAGCTGTGATAATTCAATATAAGCGTCTTGAACTATATCCTCTATATGTTTGTTATTAATATTTTCAGGGAAAGAACGTACTATATTCAAATATTCGTTATGCTTTTCAGAAACTATTTCAAGCCAGTTCATAACTATATAACTTTTTTTAACGCCATTTGTTTAGTCAATCTTTTCATTTTGGCGCATTATACGCTCTATCCTATACTCTAAAAACTTTTTATTGATTATAAGTTCCTGTGCTGTCATGGTGTTTGTATATATTAAGCCATCTGTTGAATCTAAACACTTAGTTTCATATACAAACTTCTGAACAAACAACTCATTCGCCATTTTATATTCAACTACAAATAATATTCCGTCTATCATAACTAAAAAAAAACCCCAGCCAAAAGCTAGGGTATTTATTAAAAGGGTAAGCCAGTATCAACAGGCTCATTTAATTGCACACTTTCTCCAACTTCTTTTTCACATCTCCAATGAGATAAAGAATTATATACCCTTCCATTATATTCCTTTCCTCTAATATTGAATTCTACTATAACCTTGTCGCCAACCTTATTGAATTCTAAAAACTTATCTAAATGTTGGGCGTATTCTTTAGCTTTGTAAATATCAAAGCTATACAGCGTTTCATATCCGTTTTCGCTTGTGTTTTTAATTACATAATCTAAAACGACTGCGCCATTGTCTAAGACTTTTTTTTGCCCTATACTGGTTATTATACCTTTTACTTTGTAACTCATAATCTATACTTTTTATCGGTTAATTTTTTTGAAAGATAATAATTTTTTTTTAATTAGGAATACATTCATCTAAAACTGATATAGCTTTCCTTACTTTTGCGCCCCATTTATTAAACTTTATAGGCTTATTATTTTCATCTTCTTGCTTTTGTACATAGGCTTTATATAACTCATCTATTTTATTAAAGTTAAATACATAATAGCTATGACTTTTTAAAAGTTGTTTGGCGCTTTTAATTTGCCTTTTGCTTTGCCTGTAGTGTTCAAATATTTGGTTTTCTATACTCATAATTTATGTTTTAAAGTTCTATAATACCCCCTAGCTAGTGTTACTTTGTCTTTCATATTTTTTATATCATCACCAGTTAGAGTTATATTGTACATTTTAACTCTTTTTTCTATAGGTATTTTGTCTATATTATGGTGCTGTAACACCTCAGATTCTACTTCTTCACTAACATCACCCAGTTCGCCCCTTTGCCAAGAAACCCTCCTTATTTCATCATTAACTAAATGTTCAGGGGTTGGCACTAAGCAATAACAAAGCCACGACCTATGAATATTCGTGAGCCACATGTAGGCTTTCAACTGCCATTCATAATTTATATTAGGTATTTTATCAATAAAAAAGGGAAACGTAGCAGCTGACCAGCTACTTTTAACGTCTATAATATAGTCATCTGTAATAACATCAGGTGTACCACAAACAAAACCATTATCAAAGTAATCCTCATTCTTATTTAAAATAGCGCCACCCATAAACAATTCAGTTAATTTTATTGCATGGCTTTCTACTTTGTTACCCTTGTCTATATACTTTGTATTGATATGCTGTTTAATGCCGTATTCTTTTTCTATAAAAAGTTCCTCTATGTAGCTTTTAGCACCTTTTGAAAGTTCAGGCTTAGCATCTCTTTTAAGTATTAAGACATCCCTATATTGAGCCTGTTTTTCTGTTAGCTTTATTTTAGATAACAGCCCATCAAGTGTGACAAGCTGTTTTTCTGTTAGTTTAGTGTTAGGGTTTTCAGTCATTATCTTACCTATTGCTGACGCCCTTATTTTTAAGTCTTTCATATTACAGTAGTTTAATAGCTTTCTTTTGTATTTCTGTTAAGTCATAAGCTATAATCATATTTAAGAATTCTTGTTTTGATATTTCGCCTTGCTCTATTTTGTCTAAGCCCTTTTGAAACCTTTCTTTTGATAGCTTTTTTTTGTTTGGTATTTGCTCACCAGCAGCGTCAGTATCTTTGTCTGTTACGATGCCTAGCATACTAGACAAAGCATACCTACGAATATAGGTAACAGCACTTCCTAATACTTGGTACTGGTTCATCCCTTTAAGTTGTACGTCTGTAGGTATTGGCGTTCTGCTTATAATAGTCTGACCTGTTGTTATATGAAATAACCTAGTTTCTATAAAGCCCTCTGTCATAGGTTGGGTTATACCTAAGTTATACTTTTTAAGTATAGGGTTTATTACCTTAAAGATTGTAGGTAAATCTGCATAAGTATAGCCATACCCTTTCGTCCCTTTATGTATTACAGGGCATTCTTGTTGGAAAGCTGATAGGCTTTTGTAAATACTTTCCGTCTGTTGTTTTTGTTGATTGCTCATAATTTAGTTATTTGTTGTTTTAAAGTTTTTACTTGTTTGTTAGCGTTATCTTCTATTTCTCGCTTTTTTAATATAGCTTTTTTTAAAAATATTACAGCTTGGTTTACAGCTTGGCTGTTGTTACTTTTAAAGCCTTGCTTTTTAAGTTCATCTTTGATGACTTCTAAGGCTTCCTCATCAGGGGCGTATAGCCTTTTTTTGTTTTGTTTTTTTAGTTGCATATAATTATAAATTTTGGTTTACAAATTGTTTTAACCCTTGTATAGTTTCAGCATTAGCTTCTGATAGTAATTCTTCACCACAGATATAGACATAAAGGTTAACAGTATTTTCAGGGCTAGGGTGTAAATTAACCTCACCGAAGTTATCCATTTGGTATTCTTGAACTTTTTTTATAGCTTCCCAGCTAGAAATTTTGTGGTGTTTAAACCATTGTTCAGCGTTATAATGACCAATGATATAATAATCCTCATTAAATAAGTGAAAATGCCAGTCATCTTGGTTGTCGTTTGTAATTACCCTATCAATAATAGAATCATCAATATAGCTTAGTAACTCTTGTTTAATACTTTGTTTCATACTTGTTTATAGTTTTAAAATTTAAACAAATATATATTTTTTATATATATAAAACAAATTATTTAAAGGCTTTTATTTTAGCTTTATACTTTTTTATGACTTCTTTTAGTTCTTCCCTTGTGTATTTTTTGACTATATGCCTATCGTTTTCTAGTTGTTCTACCCTTTGTAACCCTATTTTTTTTATTAGGTTTATCCTATAGTCAATTAAGTTCCCATGTTTATAGGTGTTACAAAACTCACATTGAAGGTTGACGTTATCTTCATTAAAAGAAAGGTATTTACTTTTTCCACTTGCAATATAATGACCAGCGTTTACTTTTTTCGGGACAGGGTTTTGACACGATATGCAAGGCATACCTTCATCCCTTAATCTTACCCATTTATTAAAGACAGATTGCGCAACCTTTAACAAATCTTGGACTGTTTGTAGTTGTTCCTTACGTTTCTTTTTTTCCCTATTCCATTTTTTAGCAGCTTCTTTTTTTAGGTGTTCAAAGTAAGCGTCAATACATTCGTCTTTATAACAAAATTTCCTATTAAATGTTTTAGGTTCGAACTTGCTTTTACAGTTTTTACATCTCATTTAATAAATCTATAATAGGTAATAAAATACCTTTCGAAGTATTAGAATCGCCACCTAAGATATCTCTTTTAGTGCCAATATATTTCCTACATAGTTTTTTTAAATCGATTGTTTGTATTAAAAATAGTCTAGTGTCTGTTATAAAATAACAATAATAATCTGATTCAGTTGTTGATAAGCCACTTGGTTTACCCCTACTGTTATATTCTATAAATATGTTACCAGTTTTTATAGCTTGTAAATCCTTTTTAACTTCTATGGTTTTATGTTCTAATAAAGTACCTAAAGACTGTTCAGCTATTTGCCCAACTTTTAAATCATATTTAAAGTCATTATTGTATTTCATCTTTTAATTTTTTATACATTTTTTTTATTGATAGTGTACCCTCAGGCTGAGCATAACTATACTGTCTTAGGTTATATGTTTTTAAATCTTGTTTATAGGTGTCTATAATTAAGTAGGGTAAGTAGTCTTTTAAATGTTTTGGTACTTCTAAGCGTGAATAACGGTTAACAATAACATACTTATCCGTATGTATTTCTATGCTGTTTAAAAACAATTCGTATTTAAAAGCCTTATAATGTACGTCTGATATCTTTTCGTAGGTTATCATAGGTCTAAACTATTTACACCAGCACAAGTAAACCTAACACCCTGTTCAAGTTTAAATAAAACTGGTTCTTTAAAAAATGTAGGGCATCCCCCTGTCTCTGTTTCTTTTACTTTCAAGACGTGTATTTGCGTGTACATCCAGTCGTGAGGGTGGCTTGTGTATCTATGAATACTGATAAAGTCATCACACCTATTTAACCACTTCCCACCTCCTTCAGCGTCAGCACCATTTGGTCTAATAGGCATACCCTCGTAATCGTGTTTAATAGGGTGTACTTTCCTAAGGGCTTCTGTTGAGCCATGCATACAAACATAAATTGTCGTATCAAATTTTTTTGCAAATAAGCGCAGCTTACTAGCTGTTTCGTAGTCGTGTTCGTGGGCGTTTACGCCTTTAGGTTTTGAAAAGGCATTTATAGGGTCAATCATTATTGTATCATAACCCTTGTTTATAGTTTGTATTCCTTGCATAAATTCATTAATTGACCATATCTTAAGGTGGTCTATAAAATCAAAATACCTTTCTATAAATTCTTTATTAGTTTTTAGTTCAAACTTTGTTTGGTCTTTTATTTTTTTACCAGCGTATAAGTCAATTAGGTTTCTTTTAAGACCGTTAACTGAGTTTTCAGCTGCGTATATTAGGTGTCTTTTTTTATGTAGCTTAGAAAGCGTTAATAAATACCATAACACCCAGTAAGTCTTCCCTACGTTAGCGTGTCCAAGTATAATATTAAAAGAACCTTTTTTATACCTTAGGTTATTATCTAAATCATTATTAATACCTAGCCCCTGTGGGACTTTATTTAGCCTAGCTTGTTCTAAGAAATCATCATTTTTACGGTGGTTTATTATCATAGTTAGTTAGTTTTTATACGCCTGTAGGTAAATCTTTAGACCAATGTTCTATTTTTTCTTTCTCTTTTACTTTCCCTTTCCCTTTCTCTTGTACCGTAGGGGCTTGGCTAGGGGGTACGGTAGGGGGTTGGCTAGGGTTCAGCTTTGCTTTAGTTTTATATTCATACCCTTTAACCTGTGAATCAATACTATTAATTTGGCTGAGGTATGCAAACTTAGCCATCCCTTTGAGGTTGTTTGGTTTTTTACCTAAGAACTGTCTATCTAATAAAGCATCCATAAATAAAACTTTGTCCTTGTTGTTTAGTTCATTATAGACATCAAAATAGCTTCTATAAAAGTTGAACCCTTTTCGTTTTGTTAATTTCATTTGTAAATTTTTTTGTATAAAATTATAATTTTTTTTCTAATGCAAACTTGTCAAGTGTACTTAGGGTTTCAAACATAGATAAACTAAAGTTAGAATTAACCATTACACCCATAGGGAACTGTATTTTTGTGTCATGTATAAAATCTTTGAAGTACCCTGTTTCTTTAATTTGCTCGTATATTTTTATACCATGTATAATTGTAGCGTGGTCACGATTAAACATCTTACCAATCTTTACTAAAGGTAGGTTGTAAGTGTATCTTAAATAAGCATAAAGGTAATACCTCTTAAATACTAAGCTGTTTGTTTTACGCTTTACATTAAGCTGTTCTGATTCAATATATTGTTTAACTATATCCATTATTTTTTGATTTTAAACTCTTTAATTAATTTGTTTATAATATAATTTAAAGTCTTTTCGTTAACTTCTATACGCTTTAAATTTTCTATTATTTGATGTATAACAGCAGCTTCTATTTCTCCTTTCATTTTAGTTTGTTTAGTTCTTTATTTATATGTTCAAATGTTTCATTATAGGTAGGTTTACCAGTAGGCTTTACTGTGCTTTGTACTTTAGGGTTAGGCTTGTATTCGTTATCCCACCCTGTTTCTTTATTATGGCAATTAAAAGCGTCATGTATTTTTTGCATAATTGTACTTTTGTATTCATTAAAGTATTTATTAAGGGTTAACTTTTTTGGTTCTAAAAGCCAGTTGTATTTATCTACCATTTGTTTACAGTCAGAACAAGTTATAGCTGACCAACTAAAATGGTAAACTTTATTTTTGTAATTACATTTAGGGCAATATATTTCCTTACCATACTGGGAAGCCCTTGTATATTTGTGTAC